CATTTAGCTACGGTTTTCGTCCCCAGCTACCATTCGCGACAAACGATCCCTTGACCGTCACGGCCCCTGAGACAGGAGTCGCGATGGATGCGTCGAGCCACGCCGGCCCGTAGTGATAGACGGTCGGCGCGTTGCTGGACGGATACAGATACAGCTTCACGCCGTCCGAACTCTCCGCACCGTCGAAGAACGCATCGCTCGTGTCATCGAAGAACCCAGACATCTCGCCCTTGATGTCCGGCAAACCCTGCACGTAGGTCTTATTGGCATCTCCGAACGAGGTGACGTCCACCTTATCCGTAGCCTTATCCAAGCTCCATTCAGACAGAGACACGGCCGACACGGCTGTGCCCGATCCAGATGTTGCGATGTAAACGACTCCATGTCCGCCGTGATATCTCGCCAAGGTGCTATCCGCCCTTCATCGATTACGCTGCGCTTTCTAGCAGCGATTGAAGATCACCGATGACGCGGCCGGCCCGTTCCGTCCACGACGACTCGGCCACACGGGCCGGGAGTTGGTCTTGCACTGTCTTGCGACCGGCATCATCCGCCAGCCATGTCCGAATCAACGCTGACGCCTCGAAGGCATTCTCAAACGTCGGCACGAGGTCACCAAATATCTCCGGCACTTCCGCCCGATACGTGCTCAGCGTGAACGCGCCACAGCGGGCCAGTTCGTAGGCTCGCGGATTCAGCGATTCCGCATGCGTAATCGATGGTGCCTTCTTGCCCCATCCCTGCGATGTTCGGTAGAGATTGAGGCCGATTTTTGCCCGCCGATACAGCGCCGCCGTGGTGACATTATCCACGATTCCGCCGTAGAGATAGCGGCGAAGTGGATGCAGATGGGAAATCATTTCCCACGAGCCGTAAATGCCGAGGTCGATGCCGGTCCAGTCGATGGACTTCAGCCACGTCACGCGCTCGTGGAACCCGCTGCCGACGAACACCACGTCATGCGCACGGACGGCCTCATCTCCTGGCTGTGGTCCTGGCTGATGCCGGTCTCCGAACCACGCATGCGGCAGATAACCTGACTTTGGATTAACGTCCGAGAACGCCGAGACGGCTGACCGCTCGCAGGTCCAGCAGCCATCAATCAGCTTGGCCATTTCCAGCTCTTTGGCCATGTCGTAGGGCGACTCGGTGAACAGCACAAAGACCTTAAGGCCGGCACGGCGCATCATGACGATGACGTCCGGATGGAGGAACATGGCCGAGACGACAATCACGGCATCGACTTGATGTCGGAGACCCATCTCCAACGCCCCGATGCCCGCCTGATAAAAGATGTCAGCCGTCGTCGGTTTGATGATGGCCGGCTGCGTTTTCTTGACCCGGCGCCAGTTGTAATAGAGCCAGCGCCGAGAGCGGTCAATCCGCCCATCGAGGCGATAGCGAATCAATTCGACGCCGTGCTCAGCCAGACCAGCGAACAGGCCCGCCGACACGTCAGCCGTGGACCAGGACGCGCCCGGTTCAATCGCCAACACTTTCATGGCAGGGATACCGCCACCCTGTATCCCTGCCATCTTCCAGCGGCCATCTGTTAGGCCTGTTCCTCAACCGCGCCCGCGTTGATCTGGACGCTCACCACGTCGCCCGCCAGCACCGTGATGTCGAGCGTGGCCGAGACAACGGACGTGCCCTCGCCCACGATGCCGTCCGCGCTGAACGCCAACTGCCCTGAACCGGGAACGCCTGCCTTGAATACGCCCTTAGCCTTGTCGGTGGCATCAACCGTGAACGTGCCAATCTCGGACGGCGTGACCGTGAAGACCGGCGTCTCGAACTTGGCTGGATTGCCCTTAGCGTCCTTGCCCTCCACCGTCACTGCGAACTGCTGCGTGTCTTTCAGATCCATGTGCTGTCTCCTGCGAAAACGTGGCCACACTGCGAAGAACCAACGCCGGAGCCAGCGGCGGATGGTGGTCACGATTGACCCTAAAGTTTCTGTTCCGTCACCGGCCCCACAATCATGACAGTGCTGACCACGCCATCCTCAGACCCGCCCATCTTCCCGAGCGCCTTGAGAATGTCCACGGCATACTGCCCAGTCGCCTTGAGTTCAATCGACAACGTGCCCGCCGTTGTGGTCAAGGTGGTGAGATGCGACGGCTCAAACTCCGGTGAATATTCCGAGGCCATTTACGCTCCTTTGGACTTCTTCGCCGCCAACACGGCAGCCGTCTGATGCAGGTCGGCAATCATGCCCTTCGCCTCGGCCACATCGCCATGCAACTTGTCAATCTTCGCCGCCGCCGACGTTGCACTCCCGTTGACCTTCGCGTCAATCTCGTCGAGTTTCTGCGCATTCACCATTTGACGCGCTGCACCGGCTTCCAGAATCTGCAACTTGGCTGCGGTGAGCGCCTTGATAATGAATCCGACTGCTGATGCAAACCCGCCAAGAATGAGCACGACCGCTGCCGCGGTGCCTGTATCAATCGTCATGCCTTCACTGCATCCCATCCGCATTGAAACCACTGCCCGGACCCGAGCCGCTCGTCGCGATACCGGTCGATTTCCGCCGTCACCGTAAACCCGCTGCGCTCCAGCAACCGCCCGAGCGTGCCGAGGTCGTAACTCCATTTGTGCGGCGAGGCCTGCACAGTCGAATACAGAAACAGACGACACACGTCATCGAGGTCGGCAATGCTGCACCAAGAGACCACGCCATATTGAGCGCAGTCGATAGACCCGGCCAGCCAGCGCGTCATGACTTCTCGCGTGTCTGGCACGACGATGCCGAGCTTGCCGCCATCTGTCAGGCAGCGTCGGCATTCGGACAAGAACGCCTGCGCCTCATGCTCCGACAGATGCTCCAGGAAATGGCCCGCATAGATTTCATCGAGCGATTCGTCCTCGAATGGCAACGGTGGCACGGTCGCCTGAATCACCAGATCCGGCCACTGTGACGGTGCGGCGTCGAGATTTTGCCAATACGCCAGAGGCCAGTCGCCGCACCCGACGTTCAGGCGACGGCTCGCCAGCACGTTGAGCCGTTCGTGTTCAGCTCCCGTCAGCACGACGCGCGAATAGTCGCTCATGACGGACTCGCGAACACGGAATATTGCCCGCCGCGATGCTGCCAGATCGTATCTGGCTCAGCCGAATCAGTTTCCGGATAGCGAATCCGTTCCTCGCGTCTTGTGAGCATGTGCGTGTAGCCCGTGATGGTCAGCGGAACGTCCTGCAACAGGACGTCAATCCTCGCCGCTGCCGCCTTCATGTTCACACCGCTCGTGTCGTTCGCGACGCCCTTGACGAGATACAGCGCCCGCTCATAGGCCCGACCTTCGTAGACGTATTCGTCCTCGTGAATGATGAGCGACACCACGACAAACGCCGTCCGGCCGCTCGGCGCGACACCGAAATACACGCCATCCGGCAGCAGGCTGGACAACGTCGAATCATTCGCCAGCTTGGCAATCACGGCCGCGTCAATCTCTGACGAGTCGGCCATTACGTCACCTTCAGTCCGGCGCGTTCGACGAGCACGATCAGGTCTTGGCGCATCGCCTTCAGTTCACGGATCTTGGCCGGCACGAAGATATTCGCTGGCCGCTGTCGGCCTGTGCTCTTGCCGGTCCCACGTGGCCCAGTCCAATGGCGCATGACGGTGCCGTTCTCGAACATGTAGGCATGCGGAGCCGTGCTCTGGACGGTGGCGACCACAGCCAGCCCAAACGATTCGCGCGTCGTTTTCAGTCCCTTGAGCAAATTGCCCTTGAACACGTGGCCTGAATATTCCGCCGCGACCTTCGCCTTCATTAATTCGGCATGCCCTGCCACAATGCCGCCCGCCTCGTGCGCCAATTGCTCCGGCAGCGCCTTCAAGGCCGCCATGAGCGCATCGCCGCCAACAATCTTGACCGAGGCCGACATTAGTTGTCCTCAACCTTAATGTGCGTATTGACCGGAGACACCCACGCGGCCAGTCCCAGCAGCCACATCATCGCTTTTATTCTGAGAGAGAACCGCCGCGTCCCTTTCAATCGCACGTGATACGTCGCCTGGATATTCTTGGCGACTTTTGCCATGTCAAGCGTTGCGTTCATGTCTGCACTTGCCATCAGTCCACCACCTCTGAGCAAATCGCCAACGTGTTCACGTTCTGCTCCTGTGGATTGACGACGCCGATGACGTTGAGAATACGTGAGCCAAACAGGATGCGCGTCTTCGCGTTCACGCCCGCGTGATACGGGATGCTCACAATACTGGTCGCGCTGCTCGTGAC